AAAGACAAGACCGTTGAGTTTTTCGGCGAAAAGTTCCACACATTCGGCGAACCTACACAGGGAATTGAGCATCTGATCCCTCTTGCATGGAACAAAAAGGTCAAGGTCGAAAGATATGAGCAACGCGAAGTTTGAATTGAATCTGCCCGGTCTAAATGAACTTATGAAGTCGCCCGAGATGGTAAGCATCCTTGAAAGCGCATCTTCACAGGTGGCAAACAACGCGGGCCCGGGCTTCGGTCACCGCGTCGGTCAAGGTTCGTTTACGGCAATCGGCAACGTATTTGCCGAAAACAAAGAAGCCGCAAACAAGGCATACAAAGACAACACTCTGCTGAAGGCACTGGGGAGCGCAAAGGTATGATTGAGAAAACCATATTGGATCATCTGTCAAATAACCTCGATTGCGGGGTTTATATGGAGAAGCCCAGGAACCCGGCAGAACGGTCTTATGTTGTCATCGAACTGACAGGGCAGAGAGAAGACGAGCATGTCGCTCAGTCAACGTTCGCTTTTCAGACTTACGGTGCGTCGTTATTTGATGCGGCAGAGCTTCGCGATGAGGTGAAAGCAGCAGTTAAGACGCTCATCGGATTGGATGAAGTTACTAAGGTAGACCTTAACAGTTCGTATAACTTCACAGACCAGCAGACCAAGGAATACAGATATCAGACAGTGTTTGATATCACACACTATTAAGGAGTCATAAAATGGCAAATACAGTTGATTATGTTTCTGTCGGTAAACCGGCAGGCGCTGGTGCAATCTGGCGCGCACCACTCGGAACAACACTTCCGACTGATACTGATACCGCCCTTGACGCCGCTTTTAAGTGCCTCGGATATTGCTCTGAAGATGGTTATGTTCAGAGCACAGATATCAGCACTGAAGAAATTAAGGCATGGGGCGGTGATACCGTTGATAGTTCTCAGACCGGCAAGGTCGAGACCCACAAGTTCACCGCGATCGAGTCCATGAACCCCGAGGTTCTGAAGGCGGTCTATGGTAACGCTAACGTCACAGTTGACAACACTACCCATATGATCACGGTGCGCCACAACTCCACCGATATCCCTGCATCTGTCTATGTTGTTGACATGCTTATGCGGAACGGTGGAAAACACAGAGTCGTCATCCCCAATGCAAAGATGACGGCCCTCGATGACGTGACGTTCAAGGATGATACTCCTATCGGTTACGGAATCACGCTGACTGCTCTTGCGGGCGGATTCGCCGCTGGCGATAACGACGTATCCAAAGATTACAAGAAACCCGCCACAACCTGATCGATACATAAGGGAGACCATATATGATTACTGGTACAACATCAACGGGATTCCAGTTCGAGATAGATCCGGACGTCCCGCGCGATATGATTTTTATCGGACTTCTTGCTGAAGCAATGAAGGACGGAACGAAGCTGGAGCCCGCGCTCGACAACGCTCTTGGAGTAGAGCAGAGAAAGGCGCTTTATGATCACGTCATGAAACCTAGCGGGCGCGTGCTCTTGGATGATATCAACAGGGAGTTCCTCGAGATCCTCGACGCACTCAAAGAGAATCCGCAGACAAAAAACTGATTTACCTCGCGGCGATGCTGTCCATTGACCGTGATGCGCTTATTTGTGACATTGCGGAAACATATGGAATAGTTGATTGGACGGCGCTGTCGGTGGAAACACTGGCGGCGCTTTCTTGCGGTTTAGATGAGGATTCGCGGATTAAATCGAAGATAATGGGCGTCAAGCGAATCAGCAAGCGTCAGTTGTTGGCGTCAATTGCTGACAGCTTGATTGCTTTGCGGTATACCTTCACGGCTCAGAAGGGCGACCCGAAACCGACGTTCTTCGAGACTGAGATGTATGCAGATTTGCGGAAGGAAGAACCGAAGATCTACAAGTTCGCATCGAGCGAGGAGTTCAAGAAAATTTGGAGTGAATACTAATGGCTGATTTAGGAAAAGCATATGTGCAAATAATCCCAAAAGCCACAGGAATCAGCGACAAGATTAAGGAACAGGTGTCACCTGGTGCCGGGTCTGCCGGTAAGGCGGCGGGCACTTCGTTTGTTGGAAAGTTCGCAAAGGTAGCGGGCGGCGTCGCCATTGGCGCGGCTGTTGCCAAAGGTCTGAAGGCGGCACTCGATGAGGGTGCTAAAGTCCAGCAGTCTTTTGGCGGTCTTGACACTCTGTACGGTGATGCGTCGGAAGCGGCTAAGAATTACGCCAAAGAAGCGGCAAACGCTGGTATTTCGATGAATGACTATGCAGAGCAGGCCGTCAGCTTTGGCGCGTCTTTGAAGGCAGCGTTCGAGGGCGACACTGCTGCAGCGGCAGAAGCCGCGAACACTGCGATCCTCGACATGGCAGACAACGCCGCAAAGATGGGCACGCCTCTGGAGAACATTCAGAACGCTTATCAAGGTTTTGCAAAGCAGAATTACACCATGCTCGATAACTTGAAATTGGGTTATGGCGGCACGAAATCCGAAATGGAGAGACTGCTCTCCGATGCCACAAAGCTGTCCGGCGTTGAGTATGACATGGACAATCTCGGAGATGTTTACGAGGCAATTCACGTTATACAGGAAGACCTTGGACTCACTGGCGTAGCGGCACAGGAAGCGGCAACGACGTTTTCGGGTTCATTCGGTGCAATGAAGGCATCGGCGGCAAACTTCCTTGCAGACCTTACGACCGGCGGCGATATCGAGGCATCCATGACGCAACTGCTCACATCTGTCGGCACGTTCATCTTTGGGAACCTTGTTCCGATGGTGTGGAATCTTGTACAAGCGCTCCCAGCCGCATTGTCAACCGCAATTAAGGTTGGCGCTCAGGCAGTGATGAACGAAGGGCCCGGGCTTGTCAATTCGCTGGTTACGGGAATACAGACGAACGTTCCGATACTGATCGAGCGTGGCAAGGCGCTGGCGCTGTCAATCCGTGACGGCATTGTACAGAACGCACCCATCTTGTGGGAACAGGCGAGGGCACTTATTGAAGACTATTCGAATAAGATAGCGGAAGCTGCACCCCAGTTGCTCGACAGAGGCAAGGATCTACTGATTTCTTTGGGCAACGGTATTTTGGAAAATATCCCAATGCTGTCGGAACATATCGTTACTTTAATTGACAGTATCGGCGGATACCTGGCTGAGAATATTCCGACTATCGCAACGAAAATCGGAGACTTGCTCAGAGAAAAGATACCAGTGGTCGCCGGAGCAATAAGGCGTGGGGCTCCGGTTGTGCTGAAGGCTGTGGTTGATATTGGAGCTTCCATTCTGCGCAATCTCAATGTATTGGTTCCACAGGTGGCAAGAGCAGGTCTCACGATCATCTCAGGACTTGCAAGAGGCATCGGCGGCAGTGCTGTCGGTCTTGTGCGGGCGGCGATGAACCGTATCAAACAGGCTATGGAACAGCCGATTGAGCAGGCAAAGAACACACTGAACGGAATCATTGAGAACATAAAGAGCTTCTTCCCGATCAACGTCGGAAGAATCCTTGACAACATCAGTCTGCCGCATTTTACCGTGAACGGCGGTGAGTGGCCTTATGGCATTGGTGGTAAAGGCCACATGCCCAGTTTCGGAGTTGAATGGTGGGCGAAGGGCGGTATCATGACAAAGCCCGTCCTGTTCGGTGGCGGCGAAGCAGGTAATGAGGGCATCATCCCGCTCGACCCGTTTTGGAAGAAGATGGATAAGATCGCAGAGAACACAAGAGGCGGCACGGTTATTAATGTCACCGTCAACGGCGCAGAATCTCCCGAACTGTGGGCAACGAGATTTGCCCGTGAGTATAAGATGCAAGTGAGGACAGTCTAATGGCAAGTAAACCAATAGCGTATACAACTAAAAAACCGACAGGGCTGTCCATCAAGCGTTCCACCAATCACATCTGCATTAGTTGGAAGATTGGAGACAAGGACTACAGAGACGGGCAGACCCTTCAATATAGAGTCCAACAGGGCAAATGGCATACGGTCAGCGGTGTCCAATGGGGCACGACATCCAAGACGCTGACATTCAATATGTCGAACTTTTACCCGAACACCCAGAAGCGCATCGCGAGGATCTATTTCAGAATTCGCGGAAAGCGTAAGGATTTTACAACGGGCGAGGGCGCGGCGGCTAAGTCCTACACAACGACGGTCTCACCGTGGGCAGAGAAAGACTATGACGTGCTTGTGCCGAACAAGCCGAATCTGTCGTCTGCACTCGATTCCAATAACAACAACCTTACGACGTTCACATGGTCGGTCACTGCCGCCAATGATTCGAATCGGTGGTTCTCCCGTGTGCAGTGTCAGACATGTTTGAAGCGTGAATACACGGGGACTGACGGTTCCAAGATAGTTAGCGGTTGGAGCACGTACGACGCATCTGCTTCGAGCGGTTCCGCTCCCATCACTGAGGATTCGTCAGTGGTCAACATGGGCGTATCTTACACGAGATGGTTCAGAGTGCGATCACGAGGCCCGCAAGGGAATTCTGCTTGGAATTATTCGAGGCATGTATATGCGGTTCCGTATCAGACAAAGAATGTCAAGGCAAGCGCCAAGCAGACGGCTGCAGGCGGGTATATGTGTACGGCGACATGGGACACGCCCAGAGATGCCGCTCACCCCGTTGACTCTATACAAGTGCAGTACTGTTTTGCAACACCTCTTGTCGGCATGAACTGCCCCGACGGTGTCAGCTGGACAGATGCGCAGACATTGAAGTACAAAGACGGCAGTGACGCGGCGGCATTTTCAATTGATGGTGTCGTTGGTCTTGATCAATGCTTGTATGTACGAATCAATACGATTCATGACCGTAATACTACCTACGGCAAGGCAGTCCGTGCGGCAACCGGCAAGCTGTCCCCGCCGACTGATTTCAGCGTAACGCCTGATATCTCGGATTATACCGTCACAGTCAGCGCGACAAATGCCAGTGCCACAGGGGCGGCATTTCTGCTGATTAAATATTATTCCACCAAATATCCCAAAGGGGCGAACATCGGAGTTATTCCGCATGGTTCATCGGAACCCGTTGAAATCAAGTGCCCCGAATGGAAAGACAATGCGAACGTCAAGTTCGGTATCCGTGCAGTTATCGGTACACGCACAAGGACGACCAGAGACGACGGTACGAGCAGTTATGCTATCACTAACGTCAAAGCGATGTCCGACATCGTGTATTCGACGGAATACGGTGGAAGCGTTCCCAAAGCCCCGACTGCTGTCACACTTGCGGCGGGGACTGAAGGGACGATTGCGGTGTCTTACAACAACCCTTGGAAAGCGTCAACGGGCGCGGAACTGTCATGGGCAGACCACGAAGATGCATGGATGTCAACAGACCAACCCAAGACGTTCACGATCAACGACAAGCACGCCTCTGCATGGAACATCGGCGGATTGGCGATGGGCAAGACGTGGTATGTGCGGGTAAGGCTGTTTTCTGACAGCAGCGGAGAGACGGTCTATTCGGAATATTCCGAGGCCCAATCCATTGACCTGTCGAGCACTCCGACCGTCCCCGTTCTGTCCCTGTCAGCGTCGGTTATCACAAACACAGGCACTGCAAAAGCGTCTTGGACGTTTGAGTCACCCGACGGGACGGCACAGTCCAAAGCAGTCATTGCAAGAGTGAATGGGAACAGTTATGTTACGCTCGGCAACGTCAAGAGCCAAAAGAGTTTTACACTCAATGCGGCTCGATTGGGATGGAATATCGGAGATGTCTACAACATCGCTGTTCGAGTCGTCAGCAAGTCGGGCAAAGAATCCGACTG